TTGGTTTACATCATCAGGAACGGCGCTCCAACCCCATTGGGCTGTGACCTGAACGGTAGGGAAAGAAGGTGTTACGAACAGTGGGAATGTTGCACCGCCAACCATACGGGCGTTCAAATATGGGCGTGACTGCAAAACAACATCTGTAGGTTCAAGCAAATAATCAACACCCTGTGTCAAAGTAGTGGCATAAGTTCCGTTGGCTGCTGTGTCCACTTTGATCGTTACAGAATTGGTGGCAACATCAGCAGGGAAAAACAGCAGATATTCGTTGTATGGATACATCGTGATCGCTGTTTGACTGGTCTTGTAAAAAAACCTGCCTGTGTAACCGTCAATGCGCCGTGACGCAGATTCAATAGCGTTCTCCAACAAAGTGTCATCCACATTGTCTGTAAGCCTGAGCGCAGCCTTCACTTCCTGCAAAGAGCAGTAACCATTAACGATTGCCACAGTTATCCCTTACGCTTCTTGGCTGCCTTCACAACAGCACGCTCAACAACAGGCTCAACAGAAGCAGTCTCAACTTCATCGCTCATATATTTGTGATCAAAGTCAAGTTCACGCAACACAGCATCAACCGCTTTAACACGATCCTTCAACCCTCTGCGTTCGTAACCTGCACGCTCAACCAATAATGCTTCAACATGATTTTTCATTAGAACTCCGAAAATAGAAAAGGGTTGGTGACACCCCGAAGGATACCACCAACCCTTTCACAAGTTGATTAACAAACAACCTTAGAAGGTTGGTGTGATCAATCCAGTTCCACCGATGAGGGAGAAAGCGTTTGGATAACGGTTCGCAGTAAATGCGCTGTATCCGTACACGATCATCTGAACATCAAGTTCAGAACCCTTTGGCTGCTCAAAGCGCAGCATCATTGGCGAACCATCACCCTGTTCCCAGAGGTGTGCTTCTTGGCTGTTACCGATGATGATGACATCCTCGTTAGCACCAACACCGTTAGTTGTGATGACATTGGCATCGGTGATTACTGGCAAGCCTGCAATCGTGTAACCCGAGTTGCCATAAACAACTGAACCTTGACCAACGCCAACAGCGTTGAAGGAACCGTTGCCAACTGGAACAGCCAATGGGCGGTTCGTTGTGTCAAGTGCTGCAAGGATGAAAGCCAAGCGGCGTGGGTGCATCAGAATAAAGTTCGGACCAGCGAAGTAGTTGGTCTGAATACGCTGAACAGCATCCATCAGTTTTGGATAAAGTTCTGCAACAGTTGGCGATGCATCAGTGTAGGTAACAACCTGTGAGATTGTGTTCGTCAATGATGTTGCACTGGTCGTTACAAACAACGAATCCAAGTTGGTGTTGTATGCAGAAACCAAATCTGCCATGACCAACGAATCAATCCCTGTGCCACGCTCAAGAGCCTGACGGGAAACATTCTGCTGACCAGCAACGGTGACAACTGAAACATCCAGTTTGGTGTCATCCATGTTGGTTTCTTGAACTGCTGCGCCTTCCGTCTGGACTGCAGTTGCAGAACCAGTCGTGACCTTGCTGATGCTGATGGTCAAACCGCTTGCTGGAAGTTCATGCTTGCGAGCAATATCCAAGAACGGGCGACCTGCACGAGCGAATGGTGCAGCCAAGTCGGTGAGGAATTGTGGAACAACCAAACCAGCAAAGTTTGCGCTGGTTACATCACGGCGTTCAATCTTTTCCTCGTTCATGTGACGAGCAAGACGCTCTTTCGCAGCGAAGTCGTTGTTGAACTGTGCGGCGTAAGCGTCAGCAACGAACGAAACTTCAGCCTTTGGGCTGTAGGTGCGTGCCTCAGACTTAACTACTGCTGGTGCAACTACTGCATCAAACTTCTTTTCCTTGCGGAGTTCTGCAGCCTCAGCCGAACGCTTTTCAAGTTCGCTGTGGGTTTTGATTTGCTCATCCAATGAACGAACCTCATCCAACGATGCAGCAATTTCTGCATCTTGTTCTGGTGAAAGTTCACGGGCTTCTGCTTGTGCTGCTTCAACAATGGCTTCTGCCTTTGCAAGCGCAGCATCACGCTTTTCAATTAGTGATTTGGAAAATGACATTATGACCTCCTGTGGTCAATAGTTTGTTTATGTTTCTTTCTCAGTGTCAGGAGATCAGTGACCCGTTCTAGGGTCGGCTGTCTAACGGCTGCGAAGTTTCTGCAATGCAACCTGATTTTTTCTCAGGCTCAAAGTAGAAACTGCTGCAACAGTAACAGGCTCATTTCGTTTGCGCAACTCAGCAACAGTTTGCTCATACGCAGGGAAGGTAACAACGCTCACATCAAACAGTTGTACTTCACGAAGTTCACGCACCGAACGATCTGTGTTCCAGTTGTCTTTGATTGTGCGGAAGGCAAAAGACATTTGCGATAGATCGCCACGCTTCATAGCAGACATAATTCGTGCAGCATCAGGGTTCATTGGGTCAAGTTCTGCTTCTACTCGCAGTCCACGCTCATCTTCTTCCAAAGCCAATGTGCCACTCTTAGAACGGGCAAGTGGTACGCCTTCATGGTCAATCAACAGGCGAACATCTGCACCATCATTCAAAGTTTTGCTGAACGCACCACGCTTAACAAACTCTGTGAAACCCATGTACTCTGATGGCGAATCCCAAACAGCAGCGTAACCAACTAAAGTTTTGCCTTCATTTTCTGCACGAACTTCCAGATTGGAATACGCAATGCTGCGCTTCTCATCAATTTCTGTTGCTATCCATTGCACAAGTTCGCTCATAATTTTCTACCTTACTATTCGGAATCTAATTTTTCCACAACACGATAAGCATATTCTTGCGCTCTGCGTGCTGAAGCCTTGCTTGCACCACCACCCCACAACAGCATTGCAACCAATCCTGCAGTAATTTCATCACCCTGAACAGCATCAAGATCGTCAATGTGGCGTGCTATCCATGCACCAATCTTGCGCCACTTATCTTCCGTTACTGTTCCTGCAGCCATCTTGCGTGCATCCTCAACGGTCTGTGGAACAAGCCCATCACCCGACAAACCCTGTTCATGTAACGCCAAACCACGCTTTGCTGAAGCACGCATGAACGCTGGTGCAGACAAATCAACTGCACGCAACTCTGCTTCCTCAACCATTTCCTCAGGCTCATCTTCCAACTCATCTTCTAATTCATCTTCCATTTCATCAGCCTCATACGAGGCTTTTGCTTGCATCAGAATGGTTATTGCTGAATCAATAAACGCAACCATTTCTTCATTCCGTTTGTCCATCTTGCGCTGACCAACTTCACCTGCTGGTTCCATTCCTTCAGCCAAAGACTGTGCCACCATACGATCAATGGCATCTTGTTTAGTGTCATAGCAGGCAAGCGTGGTTGCTGATCCGTCTGATTCAATCTTGACTGCAGCCCAATTAGAGCAGTCTGATTGGTTTGCAGATATTCCGTAAGGCATGATCAGTCGCTATCTGGCAATAGAACACGAATATCATCAGTTTGACCTGCATCACAAACAGCCCACAAAGTTTCACCTAGCGGAACATCAATATGAATCGGCGCAGTGTGTTTCTCTAATAGCAGCCCTGTAGCGAATGTGACACTGCTATTTCCAACAGCAATATCTTGGTTTCCAACAATGCCGATATAGGCGATGCGGTTGATGTTGTCGGCAGCAATCAAAATCTGTGGTGTTGCTGTAACTGTTATTTTGTATGCCCTCACAATAACTCCAATACTTCAAGATCATCTAATTCCGCAACCCAAGAAATACTACTCAAAGCATAAACGGATGCAGGTGGAACTGTAACAGAAGCAGTTGCTTTAATTGTTGCAAACTTTTTGGGCTTAGGTTTTGGTTTAGGTTGAACGATCAGTTCTGGTTGTGGTTCGGGCTTTGGTTGTATTGGATTGATGATTGGGCGTGGTGTTGGTCTTGCAAATATGCGACCACCAGATGAAGCAGGTTTATTTATAGGTGTAACTGTTGCTTGCCCTTGCGCTATCAACGCACCCAATAAGGCTGAGGCTGTGTTGTCTCCTTCTGTTTGCGCTGTCGCCTGCGCCACTATCCCATTTAGTGTGGCTGTTGCTGTTGTTTCATTGTTAATGATTGCTGTGGCTTGTGCTTCCATCCCTTGCAGGTTTGTTTGGGCAGAAGCATTGTGCGCAATACTGCTGGTGGATTGGGCTTCAAGACCACCTAATACGGCTGTTGCTGTGTCGTTGTTTGCTGTGCTTGATGTTGCCTCTGCTGTGAGTGAACCAAACGAACCTTCACCTGTTGCTTGATGGGTTGTCAGTGTTGATGCTTCTGATGTTATTGCACCTAATTCAGATGAAGCCGTGACAGGGTTTGTTGTTTGTGATGTTGCTGATGCAGAAGCCGAACCTAATGTGGCTGAGGCTGAAGCAAAGTTTGTTATCTGTGCTATGGCAGCAGCAACAACAGTTCCTAAATCTGAACTTGCTGTTGCGTTCATTGGGAATGGCGAACCATCCAAACCAACAGTTGCATCATCTAATGCACTTGTGTCTAATGTGAAGCGTGAAAACGCCATGATGCCTTAACTTGCGAGAGTTAGAGAAACAGTCAATGCACCAGAAGCGATTGTGAAAGTGTCACCAGCCGTATAGGGGTTTCCTGTTATTGATCCAGAGAATAGGAAGTTTCCTGCTGTTGTTGCATCCCATGCTGTGAAGAAGGTTGCTGTTTGTGATCCAGCAATGTTTGTCCAAACGATATCAGCATCAGAAGTAAGAACACCTGCAGATGCGGTTCCGAATGAGGCTGCTTTGCGTGTGGTTTCTGTTGCAGGGTTTGCTGTTCCGTTTGATGACGGATCGCCAACATGAAGTTTTACATACACCTGTGCAACAGCAAAAGAAGTGTTGTTGCCTACAGCGTTCAGCCATGAACCTGCAAGATATGAACTCAATCCAGTTGCCATTAGTCATCAATCCTTTGTTCTGTAATAGAAATAATACGCCCATCAGAATCACGCTCAACAGACCTACGCACCATCTTTGCTTCTGGCATGGTCACATTCACAACAGTTTCAGGAATGTTGATTGTTTGTGGTTTGAGATTTACAATAGGTGAATCAACTTTTACACGCTGTTGAGGCATATTGATAGAAATGTCTTGTGGCGTTTCATTGATGATCAATGATTGTGGTTCGTTGTTTCGGTAACTTCTTTCTGGTGGGATTGAATCAGTACCCAATGTTGGCAAGTCTCCACCCACAACACCAGCAATAGGTGCGCCAGCAATACCCATAACGAACTGATCTCCGCCTTCATACGGTTCACGGTTCTCAATCTGGCGAGCCTCATTCGGTGTGAGCGTTCCAGACATGATCTGTGCTTGCTGCGCACGAACTCTTGTGCCAAGATCAGCACGCAAAAACTCTTCTGGATTAAATCGTATGGATTCACCATAAGGCAACATTTCGCTGAAAGCAGACTCTAGGCGGCGAACCCAACCAAGCAGCGTGTACTTAAAGAACGCTGAACCCAACGCCTCAATGTTTTGATAGGTCTGCGAATCTCCACCAGTGCCAAGAATCAAGTGCAATGGGATGCGATAAACACGAGCA